TACACTCTTCTTCGCCAGCGAGAATTCTCCCGCCGTTACGGAGCGTCAACTTGACACTACTTGACATCTCTCTCCTCCTTTATCATTATGTCGTGATATGTGCCCAGTCGCCCGCCGCGCCCCATCCAGCAGTTAGAGTAACTGCGCCGTCTACCGACGCCTCGATACTCATATCGACCCACGCCAACCCATAGTGATATTTCGTTGTTGCGCCCGATGATGGGTACAGATACATTTTTAGTCTTTCGCCGGAAACCATCGCCGTATAAAATCCTTCGAAAGAGTCATCCCACCATGCGCTAAATTCTCCACTACAATCGGGCAATCCCTGAACGTACTGGATATTACTATCTCCCATCGCGGGTGTCGCCACTCTATCGGCCGCCATACTAAGTGACCAGCTTTGCAACGACGTGGTGGTTGTCGCCTCGCCTGCTGCGCTTGTCCCCATATACACTACGCCGCCATGCCCATGATATCTACTCATTTTCGTGCCTCCTGCTCTCGTCTACAAAAATCAAATTGTCTATTAAGTCCCTAGCCCTGTTCTCGAACGTGTTCCCCTGAACGGCTTCACATAGTTTGCGAGCACGTTCTTCCCGTTCCTTGTCATGCCCTAACCACCAGCGCATCATGTCGCCAAACTCAGTGGGATCTCTGAATATCGGCAATGCTCCGCCGAATACCTCTTCCGCTTCTGCCCGATCATCGCTGATAAAAAACACACCACTTGCGGCCAGTTCATAATCTCGTGGGCCTAAACTGCTGGCTGCGCCCTCGTCAATGAGCAGAGCGTCTGGCCCATATCCTACTGATCGGCGGTGTAAGCTGAAACTCATCTTGGCCGCCTTGTACGCGGCAATAGCCCACTCGTTAGGGATTGCATCACTCTGAACGCATTGCCGTAGTGGACTATCATCATCTAGCAGCTCCCACACCCCATATAGCCCCAGATCAATTCCCGTCCAGTCTACCTGCTCCAGGAATTCTACTCGTTCCCGAAATCCCGTGCCCACAAATACCACGTCATGTCTAGGCATTTCTATTGTGGGCGGCTTGGTATTGTGCCGTTCTGGGTCAAACGCATGTTGCCAATAAAACGTATATGGCTGCACCTCTTTAAAGGCAGGAAGACTATTCCTCTCATTCGTCCAGCAGGCATATGCGTTCCGTGCCATTTTTAATTGAGGCGCATCATCATAAGGGCTTTCTGTGCACAAAATTGCAATCGGCAAGTGTGCTCTATGTAATAGCTCGACCACGTCTGGATGGAAACTCATCCCCGCAACTACCAATACTAGATCGACATTGAATCGGAGTGCCCGCTCCAGTATCTGCACCGATGTCTGGTATAGAATTTCTTCTTTTGACGGAGGCGCCGCCTCTTTTATTGCGTGTAGAAAATGCAGGTACTGTGCCATGACATTCATCCGTCCGTCTAGACTAAATCGTATCACCTCCTGCCCGTGCATCTCTAACCCCTTGGCCAGTCCGTCATGAACCTCAGCGGTTGCATAATTCGCCGCAGGGTGCACTAGAAGTATCTTCATTCGTCATCTTCCTCTTGACGGTAATTTATGATAACTTTCTCTGAGAACTCCTCGGGCGGATCGTATGAAAACCCCTTCGTGGGTGGGGGCAACGGGGACTCCCGCTTCGCCAAACATTCTGGGCAAACTGGCCCGTCAACCTCTCGCAATAATCGCCCGCAATCCTCGCATGTCGTATATCCTTTACCTACCATCTCACTCCTTCATGTATCCGTATCTATCTGCCATATCAACGATTCGTGGAAACATCTCGGGAGCGGCTCTACTTAGGTCATCCCAAGAAATGTCATTGTGCTCTCTGTGATTTGTATCTTTCGGGATACTGGTTGTCGCTACATCATACCTGATTTCGTAACCGAGTATAGCCATGATATACGTCCACTCATCTTCAAGATTCTCAATTCGATAGGTCATACACGCTTGATCTTCGGCTAACCGATTCCACCAATACCAATAGTGGGCACTGCGTTTTAGTACCAGCCAATCAAGATTAATCGGAATCCATCGAGCAACAAAATCCCAGCTACTACTTGTCATCACGCTGGCAATGTTATTCAACGGATGACGCACCTGGTGGAAAATCCAATCAAACTGCGGTCTTGGCCCTTGCTGGTGAAACTTGGGATACGGCGGACTGGGTGCAGTCCAGACACTGCTAACTGCCCCGTCGGTTCCCAGATACTCGTGGCCAACATCTATGCCAGCCTGCTGCAAACTTCTCGCTATGTATAGCGTACCACTTCGCCCGCACCCCGTTATTAAGAACATTTTGCCACCCGCCTGTAGAAACTTGTCTGCGTGGGGCTGAGTTGACTGGCGCTGTTGATCTTCGTCCCTGCAAAAACGTGCCCTTCCCAGCGAAGATCTTCGTCAAGAGATTTGCTAATCGCTCTTAGCAATCGCCAGTTAGAGTCGTCAATGACTAGATGACCGCCCACCTTGACCTTGCCCATTGCGGTTCCTATACACGCAATCCGTGTGCTACTATCGCCGTCGACAGAGACGAAGTCGAAATACTCTGACGGGAATCGTCCGATTGCAGCAGTATATTCTGCGAGACTTGTTAGAATCACTTGCGGCGATACTCCATGCATCTCGGCTGCTTTCATCACTTCAGCATACCAACTCTGCCTGTGCTCTACTGAAACTACCATCTCTGCACGTTTCGCTAACCAGATAGTAGAATGCCCACTGCCATACTCAAAGACTCGACACATGCCCTCATATGGTTGCAAGAGAACATCCCAATAAGCGATGGCCTCAGGAATGAGCGACGGTGTGGGATCACTTCCTATGGGTCTCACTCTATGATTATCCATTGTCCCCTCATAATATGAAAGGTCATTCTTGCTCCCACCACCCCACAACGTCTAGCCCCTTGTCGTTTAAATATACGTTCTTTGACCATAATGAATCAATTGAGTCAATAGCCGTAATCGAACTGATCTTGCTTCGATGTGGAATAACTACGCGCTCAATTTCCCGCCGATGTAGGTGTGCGCTAATAACAATATCATCATTCATGGGCCATTGCTCCCACTCTTTAAGGAGGCTGATCCTGAGCAACCCCGGCCGATATAGTGCTCCCCAATTCCCCGATAGAATTGACACTGAGACAGCGGGCCCTTCCCTCACAGAAATTGTTGCCGCTGAATTGTAATTTCTATTATCCCCCCTAAATACCCGCCCACGATAGCACGGGACACAGCCCGAATGATGTTCGCTATAATCTATCAGGTCTTCCGCCCAATGCTCACCATAGAGCACGTCATCATCGGCAGTAATGATCATTTCGGTCTCTATATTCAGTAATGCGGGCAATAGCTTCGTGATCGGGCCATAATCTGCCGTCACTTCAACACAACAATCAGCTAAAAAATCTGGCACTTGACCATCCCAAGTCACCCCTAATCGCGTGACTTCTTTCGGAATCCAGACATATACCGGTAATCCCTGTGCCAGCAATCCATTAATGCACGGCTCAATATACGGTAGGCGGCCCGGTATGGTTGTAAGAGAGATGATTGTCTTCATTGCATTTTGCTCATTGCTTTTTTAATCCACATGATCTTATCTGCTAGTTCATAACACCTGGTCAGAAATGGATAATCTCCTCCTCGTTTAGGCTCAAATGCTTCTATTGCCTGCATCCACACATCTCTTTGTACCACCACTGCGCTAATGCCTATCTCCCCAAACCCCGGACACCTCATCCCCTGCTTTGGCAATATCCTGCCCTTATGATCCATTTGCATTACGATCAGATCTGGGTCATTTGCGATAACAATGTCTCGAATCTCTGCTACAAAGTTTTCGCTTATCAATTGGTCATCATCGTCTAGAATGAAAACGTAATCCCCATAGACCTTATCCTTATGAACTATAAGCTGGCGATTGGCCCACTCAATCCCATGGCCCTTGCTATCTTCCAGAACCAGGTGCTGAAAATCCTGATCGGTCTGTACGCGTAAGCTGGCAGCGCAAACAGCGAATTGCTCTTCCCGACTCAACAAGTGCCGAGTTACTACCGTTAGCAAGGTCATTCGGAATATGTCACCGTTTCGTTTTCAAATACCTCAAAATTGATCTCAACATAATGACAGAGCGTGTCGCCAAAAAAGCGTGGCTCAAATACGTCTATGCTGGGCCAGCTCCCCCATGTACTCATGTCTGACTTGTCCACATAGCCTCCCCACGTCAGTACCCCGTTCAATGTGGGATATTGTCGCAGATAAACTATCATAGCCTCCGCTGCATTAAATGCCGTCTTCTCTGAGGCGTCACTATCATAGACCCCGAAATATCCCAGAACCTGCACTCCGTAAACATTCCTGAACCGCCGCCCGCCCAAGTCCATATCGTCCATCTTGGTGAACGTAACTTCCCAGCCTCGAATGACTTCACTGCCGCTAACTGTAACTTTGTACCTATTTAAAAACACGCCCCAGTCGGCGGCAAACCTACGGTAGTCATGTACCACTGCATCAGGATCAGCAGCCGCTACTAATGCCGCAACCCCGGCTCGAATCTCGGTTGCACGCGCCCCCATCGCTGTCATCTTGTGTATCCCCCATGCCACACCCAGTCTCTACCATATTCTGGTTGCGTGTCCCAGTCCACCCACGCACTCGCCGGGCGTTCGCCGCCCTTACCATCAAGTCCTATGTAGTCCATATACTGCTGCTCTAATTCGTCCGCACGGTGAGCATGTTCGCTTGCCTTGGTTCGGTGATGGCTGCTATCAATAGACAGAGTCGAGTCGCTTGCCTTGGAGAACTTAACGGCCATTGCCCGGCAGCAATAAGACGCCGCCAGGTTACACACAATGAAAAAGTCCTCAGTCGGTATAGAGCTTTGTAGCATCTTGACCGTATAGCTATCCTCGTCTGCCACTGCGCTTACCTGGTAAGTAGCAATCTGAATCGAGGTCGCTTCTTGCCAAACGCTATCGGAATCCTGGTATACGTAATCATCTTTGGCAAACCCGTGCCCCGTCTGACTTACGGCAGTGGTAGTACTTGACGCGCCCCAAATCCATGGGGTGGTATAGCGTATTCGCATGGTTTCTGTGCTGGCCGGAGAATGATTCGGAAGATAGAGATATCGTGAGCCGCTGGCCCAATAGTCATCATCCCAGTTATCGGGGTCTAGGTACGCTGGTGCTTCGTCGCTCGCAACGGTTGGCGCAGGGTAGTCAATCGACAATACCCGCGAGAAGCCCTCGCGCCAGTTGGTCAACTCTGTGGATAGAACATAATACTGGCCGCCATCGCCAGTTACGTCATCTATATCCTCGTCAGGGTTGTCACGACTATACCGAGATACGGCCTGCTTGATCTGCCGGTATCGCTCCAACTCATCTAGGATATCGTTATCGGCGTCAATGATACCGTCTACTTGCGCCAGAAACACGCTGATCAAAATAGCCATCTATCCTCCCCATCGCTAGGGGCAGGCAAGGAAGGAGGAAGAACCTCGCCCGCCCCCCAGCGCCTAGCTATATCGCTCGTACCAAAGATTTAGCTTCAAAGTCTCTTCATCGCCAGCCGCGCTATTAATCGTTGTCGTGCCTTCATGGTAGTATACGGCATATAGGGTCTGAACCGCGTGAAACGGATATTCTGTCCCGACCTTATAAACCATTGATCCTGCCCCACTAGCATTTTCCTCTATCCAGTCTGACGCGGCTATTGTAATTGTGGCCACAATGGTCGGCCATTCTCCAACCACAAGGTTCGCATCCCCGTTAGCAACTGCGGGATTAGCATCAAAAATAAAAAGCCTTCCGGCTTCTGTGATAATTGCCCCGCTGCCCGTTTCGCTTGCATATAAGGCTACTGCCAATATCTTGCCGCTGCTCGGCTGGACACCTTCCAGAGTAATGCTAACACTAGGGCCATAGTCATACTGAGCAACCGCGTTGTCTTTACTTATGAGAGTTTTTAATCCCGTTTCGCGTATCCCGTCCCATGGCTTACTCAACGGCATTGATGGCCTCCTTTACGTCCCACTGAGTAATCCGCCTGTCTATATGCAGATCCCCCAGATCAACGCCATGCTCTTCGGCCAACACGCGCGCCCCGTCAGTGGCATCTATTACTGGCTCGTCTATCACCGGCGCGTCTAGCAGCTCTGTCTGCGCAATCTTATCGTGAAACCGCTGTCCGGCCAGCTCATAGATAACCTCTATATGATCTGCACGCAATACGGTTTTCAACACTTGCTTTGGGGCAATTCCCAAATACTCCCAAATCTCCATGAGACCCCCCTAGCTGTAAACGTCACTGGTTAGCACTAGCATATACCCGCCGATTGTGCTTGCATTAGCCGCAGCATTCGCATCGAAACTCAACTCACTACCCGCCTCTACAACTACCGGAGTTTCGGCTCCACCAAAGTGTGTGGAAATCCACTCACCAGGATCTTCTTTGTCCGCGCAGTCAATCGCCGTGATAACTCCTGAAGCGTCGTCATTTATGTCAACCGTCAATCCCGAATCATCTGTATCAGATCCGAGAGAAACGTAGACAATCGTACAATCGAAGGGAACGTTGATATAATAGTCTAACGCCCCCAGCGCAGCGCCTTCTACAGGATTTACCATCTTAATCGGGATACTCAAAAGTCGCTCATTCATTTTCGTGTCTCCTTCTACTAGCTGTAAACGCCACTTGTTAGCACTAGCATGTAGCCATGAATAGTTGTTTCAGCCGCCGCGTCGTTCGCATCGAAACTCAACTCACTACCCGCGTCTACATGTACTGGAGTCTCAGCTCCGCCAAAGTGCGTACTAATCCACTCACCAGGATCTTCTTTGTCTGCGCAATCTATTCCCTCGATAACCCCTGTTGCATCATCGTTTATGTCCAGCGTCAAATCGGGATCATCTGTATCTGCTCCAGCGGAAACGTAAACGATCTCGCAGTCGAAAGGGATATTGATAAAATAGTCGTCGTCCCCCAGAGCCGACGCGTCGGCCGGATTCACCATGTCAATCGGAATGCTCAGAAGTCGCTCATTCATACCACACCTCCAGCTATAATCTCAAACGCCAGTGCATCTTTGCTAGGACATATCTTCTGTCCTAGCGCTGTCTTGAACTGACGCCAATCTAATCTCAATCTCATCTTCGCCAGTCTCAAAGCCCATCGTACTGGCAACCCCAATCTCAATCCTCGCCACACCCATCGGGCCAATAGGTCGGCCCCTACTACCCGTCGTGCCGCCCCATAGTTCGGGCCTGGCCCTGCTATCACAATTGCACCCGCACTAGTCAACGCGCTCACAAATATATCTTCTGTGCCATAGCAGTTCGCTATAAGAACAACGCAACCACTAAGACTTGCATGTGCTAAATTTCTAATCACAAGAGCCGTCGGCTTTGATCCGTCCTGCCCTTCTCCATACCATTGTCCCTGTGCAGTGCTGTGCAATCGGAAGTAAAGCATATCTAGATCACGCAATTTCCTAACTGGAAACTGACTAGCTATGAGTGGCGGCGAGGTCAAAGGAGTTATCCCTAGCGCCTTCTGTACGGCCACCGCCGCCACCTCGGTACAATAAGCTACTATTCTCACTTGATTCTTATGTAGAGCAGGTACAGTGTCAGTTCGCCAGCTTCCAGGTCATCGCCCGTCGCGCCCCACGCCACATCAATAGTATCAGCTGCGCCGCTCGGAGCAATGATATAGCCCGCCCCTGCCGCCATATACGCGCCAATAGTATCTACCCCATATCCCTGCCAACCCGCAGGCCCGTTCGCAACATCCGTGTCTGCCTTTTGTAGTTCAGCATCGTCCAAGTCCAAAATGCCGTCGGGGTCAGCAGTATCCCCCACATCAAAAGTAGCATCATCGCCTGCCGTTGCATCCCAGTCCGTGGTAACGTTAGCGTAGCAATTGAGAATGATCCAGATTTCGCCGTCAGGAACTGTAGCCAGCGTATGAGTTCCGCCAGCCCCAATTGTCCAGGTGATATCTTTTGTTATCAACGAAGGGGCCATAAAGTTCTTGACCTCAGCCGCCAGCGTGGTCAAACCGCTTATGCTAACATCCCCCGTCATGGCAATAGTGCCATCCGTGTTGTTGTCAATGGTCTCTCCATGGTCGAGCACAATGTCTGCCCCCGTGAAGGAAGCATCCTCCATGTTGATTCCATTGACCATATCGCTTGCGCCAGAGGTCATCTCGACGCCAACATCCATTTTTGCGCCGCTGTTGCTGGCATGGCTGTTCAGGAAGAGCCCCGCGTCCATGTTGGACGAGCTCTCGATATTGATGCCATAATCGACCACAGTGTCGTTGTGCGTCTTGAAGAACAGGCCATTGGTCTGTACGTCAAAATCCTCAGTAGCCGTTGGCCCCCATTCGCCATAGAGCAGGTTGAGCGTAGCCGAACTCCCGCCCATGTTCGACAGCATCCCGCCAGAAGTGCCACCGTGAATGGCCGCTCCCACAGCGGAGATATTGTCGTCGACAGTATAGGTCTGCGTCTCGTTCACGTTGACTAGAACGTCAATCGCGTGCAACTGATTCACTGCCACCGCTTCGCCCGCGCCTCGCATGTCCATCCGCCCACGCAGTGCATAAGCGTTCTGTACGTCTTCAATGGGATTAGAGGAGGCATAGATGCCGTTGCTACCCCCACCGGTCATATCAGCGCCCGCCGTCCACTCTGCGGTGATCAAGTCTCCATACTCATTGGCCGTAGTCGTGCGGCTGATGTCAACTGTAGAGTTCATATCAACCGGGCCATCTGCGCGTAGCGTGCCGTCAAACTCACCATCTCCAGCTACAAGCAAATCATTATCGCCATCGGCTACATCGCCATCTACACCCGCATTGCCAACATTTAGCATGTCGCCATCAATGGCAAAGGGCCCTGCGGTTGTCAGGTCAACGTCCACGCCCAAACTACCGACATCGATGTCAATTCCGGCACCAGTTTCATCCGCATCCAAGTAGATAGCAGCTTGATCAGCTTCGTCGCCTTTGATTGTAACGCTAGCTACTTCAGACTCAATAGTTATGTCACCTGCGGCGGTATTGAAATTGCTCGCAAGATCGGCATCTAACGCAATAGCCCCTTCAGCATCAACGTCAAGCCCCGCGCTACCGGTGTCTATGTCAATTCCACCACCAGTCTCGTTCGCATCCAAGTGGATAGCATCCCCAGCCGCCTCGTCACCCTTGATGATGACACTCTTAGTCTCGGCTTCGAGGGTTAGGTCAGCAGCGCTCACGTTGAAATGACTGGCCGTATCTGCATCCAAGGTTATCGCCCCAGTAGTATCCACATCAAACGCGCCAGTTATCGACGCGTCGTCCACCACTGTGAGATTGCCGTCCGCGATATTAAGCGCGTCCTGGCCAGCCGTTCCCGTGATTTCCAACGCAGCATCTGAGGCGTCCCATAGCATAACGTCGCCACTCGTGCCGCTATACCAGGTCACATCAACGCCCGTGCCGCTCACGCCGAAATGCGTATCACTCGTAACGTGACTCGTTCCCATCTCCTGAACTTTGTCTCGTTCGCAGCCAATCAACCCGATCATTAGGATGACGGCCAGGAGAACACTCCATATAATTCTTTTGTGTCTCATTATTTTTATCTCCTATTCGCTATCCTACACATTCGCTTTGTAAAGCGGTCGGAAGTCGGCTACCGGTGCGCAGTCATAGGTGGAGCTAAATCTATAGGTCATCAACCGCACCTTGAACCGCAAAGTATCATTCGTGAACATAGAACCAGCAGTCTCGTCCCCTGCCTCGAAAATCTCAGGTGTCCGCAGCCCACGCAAATAAACGAGATAGATCGCAGGCCATTGTCTAGGATCAGCTACTGCCGCCCAATGATCCGTTTCTGTCCATTCAGGGACTGTGATAATCTCAAATCCCTGATAGTACGGGTTCACATCGTTGTCCATCGAAACAGGCACAAACTCACTGTTGCGAATCTGCGTTGCTGTTGATCTAAGATCAACAGGCACAAGTAGAAAATGCGGCTGAATCAGCAACTTTGTACCGGCGCCCAGCGCCTGGTCGGTTTGCTTCATCATTGCCGTCACTGCCGCGTCCCACGTTGTGTAACTTAGTGCCGTAGTCCCAAGGTTAGCGTGTCCACCTGAGCTTGAAGCTGCCGTCGCGTTGAACAATGCCCCGCTCGGGTTCATCACGGGTCCCGTAGCAGTGTTCGTGGTGAACACCGCACTCACCAGCGCCGACTGGGTGTTAAACCACGAGTTAGACAATCGCCTTGGAAGCGATCGAATCACATTCAACTTGTCCTTTAGCATCGTCTCCATCGTGATTCCCATATAGTTACCGCGCTTGACAAACGAAGCGGTTTCTTCCTCGTCAGTCCAGTCCATTTCAGTGTAGGCCGCGCCTTCTGTAACCGTATCCAATGTGTCCGTTCCGTACAGCCGTGCCAGAGTGATGTCGTCAATAGTATCAACTTCCTCAATTGTCACGACGTCTTCAAACCACCGGCGACGCTCAGAATAATCGGCCGCCACTAACAGGTTCACTGTATTCTTGATGATGGTTGTAACCGTAGCGGTTGTTACCGCTTCACGCGCCCTTGACGTTAGGGGATTCCCGCCCCATACGTTATAAAGCCAGTCGGACAATCGGCGTTCCCGATAGTTTGGTCGGCCCGCGTTCTGCCATGAACGATAGGATTCGGGCATACGATCCTTGACCCAATCCTCGCTTATGCTTTCCAGCTTGCGCATTGTGCTGCTACCGGCAACCAGGTCGAGAAATGCCATTTCAGCCTTCTCAATACTCGCCATGCCTACCTTGATATCCCCACCGCCCGCGCCGGTTATACGCCCGCTGGTATCGGCTTCGGCCTGTGCGCCCTTCAGTTGTTTCACCATTTTGTCTACCTCTGCTTCCGTTACAACGCGTCCGTCAAAAGCTGCCTCAGCTACTGCTTGAAATTTGGCCGACAGATTAGCCCTCGCTAGCTTTTTGTCCATCATGATCTGCGATTCCAGCTTGGCCACCTTCTTGGTCATACTGTCGTCCTCAACGATTTCAGTCTCTTCGACTTCGGGCTCTTCGTCAGAAGCCTCTTCAACAGGTTCCGCGTCAACTTCAGGCTCAACTTCCTGTTCGCTCTCTGGCTCGCTTTCGATAACCTCTTCTCTTATCCCCAGCTCGGCGAGGGCCGCCTTGAGCTCTTCGGGATCAGCTTCCTGCAAAAATGTCAATAGTTTACCCATCTCGTCTACCCCCTGATCTACTGTTATGGCCGCCACGATTCTATCAAATGCTCCGCCGGCAGCCGGGTTTGATACCACGTCTACTGAGAAAATGTGCTCAAAGGATTCGATGGTCGGCCACATGTCGCCCTCTACACGCACTCGACCCACGTTTCCCGGTACGGTGTCAATGCTCAACCCAATACTATCCAGCACGCCCGCATCATGGGCGGCTTTCAATTTCTTGCCTAAAGCTTCATCTACAACCTTCAGGCGCCCCCGCAACTTATGAGCACTCTCGTCCCACCGTACATTGACAATCGTGCCCACCCACTCGTTTGCTACGGAACGCATTCCCTGACGCTGTTGAAACTCTTCATCGGATAAATGGTTGTCAAAAACCTTGACGCCTTCCCATAATCCGACGCTGTCACGCAATCCGTCAACACTGTACAACCGTTCATTCTTGGAGCGAATGTACTGCCGCCCCTCGACGGTAAGCAGATCGCCGCCTTCTCTTGCGCCAATGAGCGTTACATCCCACTCGCGGCCTGTAAACTCGCCGTCCCCTTGTGCTGGTGTAACGTCAGCCTCAACGATATGTGACTCGCGCCCCACCCCTGGCCGTTCTGCGCGCCGCATTGTACCGCCACATTCTGGGCATTTAATATCAGCACAATGTTCCTCGCTTGCCATAACATACCCGCAGTCCAGACATTCACATTGATAAGCCTCCGTTTGCTCTTTGGCAGAGCGCCACTGTGAATAACAAATAGCCGTTGCTTGATTCCGATCCTCTTCACTATCTGAGTCTAGCCCTTGATCCTCAATCACTATCGGAATGCAACGGGATATAAACTCTTGTTCTTTTTCCCCTGACGTAGGTGCCGGTAGTGGCATCGCTTACCTCCCATAACACAAAAGGCCAGCTCGCTCCCGAGGGAACAAGCCGGCCCGTGTATCTCCGTTTCACGTGTCGTTTGCCGCTGATGTGGCGGCTATTCAATTCATATAATTAGTATACCATAATTTTATTTCGTTGTCAAATCCCGCCTAAGCAACTTTTCCTTTCCGCCTAGCTTCTCGCTCTTCCCGCTGCTCAAAAGCGTTATTTCTCGCACTTCCCGCCCATCCTTCTCGACCAGGATCATGTGCAATCCCCGTGATAGTCCACGCAACCGCAAGAGCAGTTTTTCCTCAGCTAGAGTTGGTTTCATGATTGACGGCCCATCCATTTATCTCCCTAGATAACGTATCACATTTACCTGTGCCTTCCTAAAGAACCCGTCAATCGCAGCCTTTTTCTCTTCTGCAATTCGCATCAATGTTCGCCAACGCCCTACATGCATCCATGCCTGTTGCTCCCCGCGAACAAGCTGAGCATACCAAACACCCCCGCGTACATATCCTCGTATCCCCCCCGCCAATGTATGTACCTTTACGGACATTGTGCGAGCCATGGTAAACGTTCGCGTATAAGTTTGGCCTGGCCTATGCGGAGGATTGTATTGCGTGTAGCTTGACGCTTCCCGCTGTATTGTTAAAACAGACTTCTCCATTGCATCATGAGTTTCTCGTTTGGCCACCTTACTGCCACCATGAAATTGCTTTATTAACTCATCAAGCCCCTTATCTTCAATCGTGAGCGCCATCGGGCAGCTCCTCTTCCGCTATCACCGGTACTAGCCAGCACCGGCAATTAGGGTGTGCGGGAGGATTGTTTATTCCCCCTGGGAAGCTCTTCCCTAGATTACGTTGCAATCCATGTAGCGGCTCACAAATAGGGCAAACCATTTCGTCAGCGGCCGTACACCATTCCTTTTTTTCTACTACTCGGCTGGCTTGCCATGCTTTATCATTAGCTTCTGCAAAAGCCCTCGTAGTTTCTGTTACGGCAATCATCTTGGCTCGCCATGGGGCATCAAAGATTTTTGTCATCCTGGTAGTTAACGCTGGCAAATCTTCTTGAGCCTCTATCCAATTCCGCACATTTACTCGTACGCTTTGCTTTAGTGTGTCATTGATTTTGGTAACCAATTCACCCGTGAATTCGCTTGCCCATTCAGCGGCTTCGGTATTAATCATATCCCAGTTAACGCCAACTGCAATCGGTAACTGCCCCAAGGAATCAGTAGCTGCATCTTGCATCATTCCCTCGAAAGCTGGCAAAAGCAACTGCCTTGTCTCTTGATCTAACTCTTTCCAAAACATTGCGCTAGTTGCGGCGTCATCTATAGCCTCTGTCTGTCGCTGAACTTCCCTACGCTTCTGTAACCACGTTATTAACTTTTGCCCATAACGACGCCAAATCTGTAATAGTGACTGTTCAATCTGCCACTCATACTGATCCCTAATACTCTGCTGTGGGTCCGCCCGGGTAGTCACCCCAAACTGCTCTGATGATCTGTCGAAAGGGGGCCTCTTCAGCGGCCTTCACCCCCTTTCCTACTTCATTGCTCATTACCTCTTCAGGCGTCATCTCTACGCCAATCTCTGCGAATAGTTTAGCAACCACCTCAATAGCTTTCTCTCGCGGAACTAGATTCTCCATAAGTCCTATCTGTAACCCTGACATAGCCTCACTCAATGCAGTAGCCAGTTCTGCCACGTCTCGCGTTACCATCTCCGGCATCGGGATGGTAAATGCCTCGTCCTCTTGTGAATATACCCCGCTGATTACGGCTTGATCTACGGCAAATCGTGTCGGCTCTATAAGCATACGTTGTACGACGCCCTGCTCGTGTTTTAGGCTCTTCCATGTCGGATCCCCCTGCGCTTGTGCCGTCGCCCGATTCGTTTCGCTACCCCTAGAATACCAAGCCTCAGGAAATCCCAACCCGCCCCATACGTGATTGAACGCCGCTCGGTAGGTGTCTATCGTGCCCGACTGTTTCAGGTCTGGCGCGTTAAACTCCCAGTTCTCAGATTCGTTTACTATCTGTACCATGCCCCGCTTGGGAGGGCCAGACTTGCGAATTGCAGACGCTCGCTCGTCTACTTCGGCTTGATCCCCCATGACCTTAACAATCCACGCAAAGTATCCAGCCATCTGTTCTCTGTCTGCCAAGCTGAATAGCATTTCGTCCGTTACGTCCATCCAGTCTGCGCCGCTCAGCAAATCGCTTGTCCCTCGCGGCTGATTGCTCATGGCATTCGTCCGATAGTATAGACATGATCCACTGTACTCTGTTAGGCTATAATTTTTCAGCATCACGATTTCCCAAGGGGCCAGCAGATTTGCCCCTTGCGCTTGCCTAGCAGTTATCAATCGTCCCTCATACTCTGGCGGGACCTTGCTTGCCACAACCCCGTTCTCAACAACGCTTTCCGCTTCCTGTACGATTCGATAGACTCGCTTGTCATGCCCAGATCGCCAACTGTCAGTTTCCAGACTTGCCGATAGCACTATCGCTACCCGCCTCATCGCATTGTCTGGGTCAGTTTCGACACGCTCAATCTGCCCAGGATCTATGTAGCCTATACGTACCTGGCCGTCACTCTGGCGCACGAACACTGGGAATAACTGTTCGCCCAAAATGAATAGCTGATGTGCGAACTCGCCAGCTCGCTCATCCAGCTTGTTGCCTTCCCAGAAGGCGTCCAGCAATTCTTGTAGTTCAGGACCATCTTCTGCTTGTGGCGCAACGCCGCTGCCGATTACATAATCCCTTTTGATCGCCATTGCTCGCTTTGCCACAGGATTCTTTTGCCACAGTCCCCATGCTAGATTAAGCTGCTTCTCAGGACTAAT